CTAATGGCTGTGATAGCTGGAGGATTGGCTAAGAAAAATTTACAGGTTCCAGTTTCGTTGATTACCGATGCATCTACCATTGCATGGATGAAGGAATCAAATATTTTTAGTCAGGCCGATATCATGTTTGATCACATCATCACAGTTGAAAGACCCACTACTGATAATCAAAGACGCCTGCATGACGGTCAAGCTGGCCAGATGATTCCGTTTATAAACACCAACAGAAGCACAGCATATGATCTTACTCCCTACGATAGAACATTGTTAATAGACAGTGATTTTTTTATCTTGTCAAACAGTCTTGGAGAATATTGGAATGTTGATGCAGATGTTATGCTAGGAAATGCCATCAACGATATCTATAATGATACACGCACAGGATATCTAGATCGTCATGTGAGCGATACCGGCGTTAAAATGTATTGGGCCACTACAGTGATGTTTTCTAAGAATGCAAATGCTAAATTATTTTTTGACACAGTAAATTACATCAAAGAAAATTACTCTCAATTTGCTGATGTATTTAGATTTGACTCTCGACAATTTAGAAATGACATTGCCTTTAGTGTGGCTAAACACATATTAGATGGCTATCAACAGACCAATATAGGATCCTTGCCTCCGGTATTATCGGCCTTGGACAAAGATATACTGCACGGTGTTAATGGTAACACGCTGACGTTTCTTGTAGATCATAAATTCACCAACTCATACTGTGCCGCCTCTATATCTAACGTAGACATACACATCATGAACAAGCAAAGCGTGATTAGAAACAAACAGGCATTATTGGAGTTAATATGAACTTTGGATATCTGTTAGTTGTTGCAGAACATGATTCTATCAATTATCTACAGTTGGCCTACGGCCTGGCGTTGAGTATAAAAAACACACAGCGAGAAGGCTATGATCGAGTAGCGATCGTGATAGATGATAAAACAAAAATAGAAAAACTTACCAGCCCGTGGGTATTTGATCATGTGATAGAATGGAGCCAAGAAACATTTTGGGATGGTCGATCTTGGATGGATCAGCTCACTCCTTTTGATCACACTGTCTGCCTAGATGCTGATATGATCTTTTTACAAGATCACAGTCATTGGATTGATTACTTTGTTGATAACTGCGAATTATATGTTGCAAATCGAGTGATTACTTATAGAGGTGATACTGTTATCGATCGCACTTATAGAAAAGCCTTTGATAAAAATAATCTTCCAGATTTATACTCTATGTGGACTTTTTTTAGCAAGGACTCACAAATGGCTAGAGAATTTTTTGATCTAGGCAGGAGTATAATTAAAAATCCTATAGAATTTTCAAACATGTTCCTGCATCAGTACAAGCCAAAAGTTCTAGGCACTGATGAAGCGTTTGCACTATCTTCAGATATCCTAGGCATTACAGATCAGATAGCGTATGAATTAGAATTTCCTAGAATAGTACACATGAAACCCATGTTACAGAATTGGCCATGGCCTGCAGATACATGGAGTGATCATGTGGGTTTTTATCTCAACAAGAAAGGTCAACTAAAAATAGGAAATTACCAACAGTACGACATAGTTCACTATGTGGAAAAAGATAAAATAAACAAGGAAATGATAAACAATCTAGAGGAAGTAGCATGGAAACTGTAGAAGATTTTGACAAATGGTTATCTGAATACAAGCCAGCGCCGGTGAAATATGTAGTTGTGTATGATCAACTTACAGGTGCTGTAACAAGTGTAGGACCTGACTATTCTTTTCCGGATGAAGAACACATGGTTGATATAGACAGTGAAACAGCACTAGCGATTATCACAGCAGAAATACAGATACATCATTGTCAGATAGATATCCATTCAGGTAATTTAGAAATAGCTGAGATCAAGACTTTAAATAAATTAGATGATGTGTTGCACAGAATACCCCTGATACAGTATACCGACATAGTTAAACCTGACATATATCTCACCTACACTGCAAAGAATCAAACATTAAAAGTACAACTATCGACTGAATTTAGTGGAACCAAAAAATACAAAGACGCAAACAAACAGAGAAAATTTGTCTGGGACGGCAGCACAGTTATGGACTTTTTGATCACAGAATACAATGATCCTAACTTGATTTACAAGATGTTTTCTGTTAAAATAAATGATCTAGTAGGTAAAACAGTCACAATTAAAAATGTATCATACGATAACTTTAGTGTTTACACTAGACGATTGTTCAAGAATTATGTTATAGAATACAAATGAAAACAGTGGAATTTGATGTTATCTTTCTAAGTTATGATGAGCCGAACGCAGATTTGCATTATGCTGACCTGTGTAATAAAGTACCTTGGGCCAAGCGTGTGCATGGTGTAAAAGGCAGCGATCATGCACATAAGGCCGCAGCAGAACTAAGTGAAACAGAATGGTTCATTACCGTCGATGCTGATAACATTGTGGATCCTGCATTTTTTAATCTTGAATTAGACATGACTGATCCTAAAATACAGGTCTACGGGTGGTGTGGACGTAACACCATCAACGGATTACGTTACGGTAACGGCGGATTAAAAATCTGGCGCAAGGATTTTGTTCTCAACATGAAGACACATGAAAATTCCAACAGTGATCGCGGACAGGTAGACTTTTGTTGGGAAGAGGGATATAAAAACTTTCCTCGAGTCTACAGTGAAAGTATTATCACAGGTAGCCCGTTTCAAGCATGGAGAGCAGGATTCCGAGAAGGCGTTAAAATGACCTTGCTTGATGGAGTAAAGGTTCCTCCGCAAGAAATTAAACAACGTATTTGGTGGCACAATATTCATAGATTACGTATGTGGTCCACCGTTGGCGCACACGAGGAACACGGCCTTTATGCTGTTCACGGTGCAAGATTGGGAACATGGTTGGCAAATTGTACACAATGGAATTATGTAGAAGTTAGAGACTTTGAAATCCTCGGTGGCATATGGAATCAGTATGGTCGGCCTTTCGAAGAAGTAGGCGGCACTGGTCTAGTAGAAGAAATAATATCTCTTGGATATAAAATTAAACTTAATTTAGGTCTTGATTGGCCGTTCCTTGATGCAGAACAAAGTAGGTACACATTAGAGCTCTATGATGAAACTATTAATCTGGGACTAACATATTACCGGATGCCTGCGGATGTATGATATTTTTCTAGTAGGTAAAGGTAAAATTAATGAGGATGTTTGGACAATGTTTAAGCATCAAGTTCCTAACGCACAAAAACTAGAAAATGTAAAATCTTTTGAAGAAGTAAAATCTAAGTCGTTTACTAAATTCTTTTGGGTGGTATGGGATTATTTGTCAGTCACAGATTTTAACTTTGACTATCGTGTGCTCAAGTGGGATGAAGAATATATTCATGTGTTTAAAAATGGTAACTATTTTGATGGCATTTGTATCTTTCCCAAAGCGGCACGTATTCTGCAACGCGAATGGGATTACAGATTTTTCACAAAGAAAAAAGAAATAGATATTGTTGCAAGTGTGTCTCGTCCTTTCGATATTGCTTTTATTTCTTATTACGAACCATTTGCAGAAGAAAATTATCGCAGGTTAAATTATCCAGCCCATAATATCTACAGGGTCGACGGTGTAAAAGGGATTCATCAAGCTCACATCGAAGCAGCAAAAATGTGTGAAACAGATATGTTCTATGTAGTAGACGCTGATGCAATTATAGAATCGGATTTTGATTTTAATTATCAAATTCCTTATTATGATTTTAATGCCAAGTCCACAGTGCATGTGTGGAAAAGCCGTAATCCTGTCAATGGACTAGAATATGGCAACGGAGGTGTTAAGTTATTGCCGAGACAAATGACCATAGATATGGATCTAAGCAAGCCAGACATGACCACAAGTATCAGCAAATGGTTTAAACCAATGTCCGATATTTCGAATATAAACGGATTTAATACAGATCCTTTTAACACATGGAAAAGCTCGTTTAGAGAGTGTTGTAAACTAGCTAGCCGAGTTATCGATCGTCAGCAAGAGGAAGAAACCAAACAAAGACTGCGAGTATGGTGCGATGAGTCTATAGATAACTATGCCATCGACGGTGCAATCAGTGGACGAGAATATGGTATCGAACATAAAACAAATTTAGAAGCTCTTAAAAAGATCAACGATTTTGAATGGCTCAAGGAACAATTCGATGGACGATATAGCAAGAATTAAAAAATTTATTCCGATAATGAATGAAATTTCGCCCACATTTTGTATGGCCAAGTGGCATCATACCACGATTTATTTAGGCACAGGAGAAACACATAGTTGTTACCATCCAGCACCTCATACTATCCCCTTAGATGAAATCATTATAGATCCTAGTGCATTACATAACACAGCACAAAAGAAAATGGAACGTCTTGAAATGCTCAACGGCGGAAAACCTAGTGGATGCAATTATTGCTGGAACATCGAGGCCATGGGCGAGGATTATGTTAGTGATCGCAAAGAACGTAATTCAACAATTTATACTGATAAAAGATTTCAACAAATCAAAGACGGCGATTGGGACCAAAATATTAATCCGCAGTACATAGAAATTTCATTCGGCAACGAGTGCAATTTTAAATGTGGATACTGCCATCCTAAACACAGCAGTAGTTATTACAAAGAAATTAAAGATCACGGTCCTTACAATATGGTCAAGAATCATCGCAACGACATTGATTGGTTTAAAATCTACGAAGAAGAAACCAATCCCTATGTGGAAGCATGGTGGCGTTGGTGGCCGGAAGTTCGTAAGACATTGACAATCCTACGTATCACAGGCGGTGAGCCATTGCTGCAATCTAGCACATGGCGTCTATTGGAAGATTTAGAACACAATCCTTTACCTGATCTAGAACTCAATATCAATACAAATTTTGGAGTCAAGCCTATATTAATCGATCGTCTGGTTGAGAAAGTAAACAATCTAGTCAATGGTGGTAAGATCAAGGACTTTAAAATTTTTACCAGCATGGATACGTGGGGAGCACCTGCAGAGTATATTCGCACGGGATTAGATTTAACTGTGTGGGAACGTAATCTAGACACCTACCTAACTAAGACATCGTTGCCCATCACCTTTATGATCACGTTTAATATTCTTACGGTGACTAATTTTCAAAGTT